CGAATGCGGTCGCTGGTGGATCACTTACCATGCGCCAGTTCGGCGGACCGCTGGAGCGCGGCCAGGCGTCGATGGTTGGCGAGGATGGCCCGGAGCTGTTTATCCCGAATCGAGGCGGCACGGTTTCCCCGATTAAGGGTAATAGCGTCGACCTGCAACAATCCATCGACGATATGAAGGACGAAATCATCGCGCTGCGTCGGCAGCTATCGAGAGAGCTGAGTGGTCGCCGACCCGCTGGGGTTCGCTGATGTCAGTCGCCACAACTCTCGCGGACTTAGTAGCAAAGCGAAACGTCCAGCTCTCATATATCGCTATCCTGAAGCCCTACGACGTCAGCGGGGCGACCGAGCTGACGCTCTACTATTCTGACAGCGGATTCGTCACCGGGCCGACTGATAGCCCGGCGAACCAGTTTTATGATCCCCGGCTGATCGAGCCGATCACGTTTTCGCGCACCATGTTCAGCAGCGGGAAGGTCGGCGGGTTCTCGAGACCTGGATATGGCAATCTGATCCTGGCGAACGGTGACGGCGAGCTGGATGATTTCGCCGGCTATGCCTGGGACAGTCGCGAGGTCGAGGTAAAGGTCGGCGAGTTCGGGGCCGGCATTTCCAACTTTTTCACCATATTCAAAGGCGAGTCTAAAACCATCGAGTTCGATGACGAAACCGTCGAGGTCGTTCTCCGGGACAACCAGGAGGATTTCGCCATCGAGTTCCCGCCGAATGTTTACACCGATTCATCGCTCTCGGCGAATGTCCTGGGGTCACCGATCCCGCTATGTTTTGGCGAGGTTAGGAATATCGAGCCCGTGCTCATTAATTCATCGAGCCGGATTTACCAGGTCAACGACGGCAAGATCAAAGAGGTCGTCGCGGTATATGAGGCGGGTGTCGAGCTGACCGTCACGACCGATTACACGGTCGATCTGACGAACGGAAAAATCACCCTGGTGTCGGCACCGTCCGGGGTCATTACTGCCGATATAAAGGGATACATGGACGGCTCGACGTATTTCGAGAAGGCAGCGGACATTGCCAGGGAAATCGTCACGACCTACGGCGGACTGGCTGATCCAGGCGACCTGGATACGACGTCGCTTTCCGATCTGAATACCGCGAACGGCTCGACCATCGGCATCTATATCAAGGGCTCGACGACGATCCTGGATGTCCTGGACGAGATCGCCAACACCGTCGGCGCGTTTTACGGTTTCGACCGAGATGGCAAATTCCACATGACGCGCCTGGAGCTGGCGAGCGGCTCGGCGGATGCGGAGTTCGATCTGACGAACATCATCGAGGTGCAGCGCCAATCATCGGCGACCCCGAATCACCGGGTCCGCGTCGGGTATGACAAAAACTATCGAGTGATGAGCGAGAGCGATTTCGGCTCATCGGTCACAACCGCGCAGCGGGACTACCTGGTTCGCGAAATGCTGTTTGAGTCGGACAATACCGCCAGCATTCGGACGACTTACCCCAACTCCGAGGAGCTGGTGATCGAGGCGTTATTCTCGACCTCGAGCGCTGCCAGCACTGAAGCGACGCGGCTGCTGACGCTGTACGGCTCTCAGAGAGACTTTTACACCATCAGGGTCAAGACGCAGCCCTATACGTTAAAGCTCAACGACGTCGTGCAGATAGCGTTTGATCGGTATAATCTGGCAAGCGGCAAAAAATTCCGCGTCATCACGATCACCGAAGATGCGGCATCGAATGAGGTCGAATTGGAGTTATGGGGATAAATGGCTGAAAAAATCATCATTTCGTCGAATAACTACGTCGACGACGCATCTACCCTGACCGCTGATTCGGCTGTTTCAACGCTGCCCGTCACTAATCTCCAGGACATTCAGATCGTGAAGGTGTGGCGCTCTAACAGCGCTACATCGGCGGAGATCAATATCGACCTGGGATCACAGAAGATCATGGATTTTTTTGCCCTGATCGCTCACAACTTAACGACCTCGGCAACGGTCCGGTGGCGGCTCTCGAATGATAACTTTTCGACAACGCTGTACGACTCCGGGACGCTGGACGCCTGGGCTCCGGTCGAGCAGTTCGGCGGATCGCCCTGGGGTGTGTTTACCTGGGGCGGCTTGCCGCTGGCGGACACGATAAGCCTATACAACGCCAGCACGTTCACGCTGCTCCCGAGCGCTCAAATCGCCCGGTATATCAAGCTCAACATCGCCGATTCGACGAACGCAGCGGGATATGTAGAGGCCGGGCGCCTGATCGCTGGGCCGGCGTATCAGCCGACGATCAACTACTCGAACGGCGTCGGGTTTGAATTTGTCGATGACTCCAGGGTCACCAAGTCGAGGGGCGGCCAGGTATTTGTCGACGAGGTTCGGAAGTATCGGCGGGTCACTTTTACGCTGAATCACCTGCCGGAATCCGAGATATTCAACAACGTTTTCAACAACATCGACCGGATCAAGGGCGTCTCGAAAGACGTTCTGGTGATTCCGCAGCCGAGTGATTCGGCGACCTGGTTGACGCAAAACATATACGGCAGGCTGGCCGAGGTCGGTCCGATAGAAAACACCACACTCGCGCGATATAGTCGCACGATCACAATCGAGGAGATAATCTGATGGCTTTCCCTGTAACACTGAACGGGACGACCTACACCCTGGCGGATTTCGAGGGTCTGAATTACGTCGAGGGCTTCCCGGATGCGCTCGAGGATTTTGTTACCGAAGCGGCGGCAAAAGTGACCGCTGCGGAGACCGCCGAAACAAATGCCGAAACAGCAGAAACAAACGCATCGGCCAGCGCGACCGCTGCCGCGAGCAGCGCAACCGCAGCGGCGGCATCGGCGACTAGCGCGGCGGCGTCACTCGATGCAATCGAGGGGTTTTACCTGGGCGCTGCGGCAAGTGACCCGACGGTCGACCTGAATGGCGACGCACTGACTGCCGGCGACTGGTATTTCAACACCGGCTCCGACGCGCTCAAGGTATACAACGGGACGACCTTCATCACGTTCAGCGCATTAACGTTCGACGTCGTGGACGACACCACGCCGCAGCTCGGTGGCAATCTGGACGTCAATGGCAATTCGTTCGTCACCACCAGCAACGGGAACATCGTTCTCGACCCGAATGGCACCGGCGAGATTCACCTATCCGCTGACACGGGGATCGGGACAACATCACCGACGTCGACGCTTCATGTAAAAGACTCAACCACCGCCAGGGTGCACATCGAATTTGATGACACTGCTCCGTCGACGTTCGACGGTAGCGGATCGGGGGTGCTTCTAACATCGGACGGGATGAATACGACCAACAAGTTCACCCCGGCGATACAGTTCGGCACAACTGACAGCAGCCTAACAACCACAAACCCGAAGGTCGGCGCTGCGATCAATGCAATCTCGACGGAAACATATTCGACCGATTCAAAAGGCGGCATGGCGCTGGCTTTTTATACTACCGAGAACGGACCCGGTACGGGGCAGGCTACTACCGAGCGAGTAAGGATCGACGAAAACGGTACGGTGATTTTCAACAATGGAATAACCGAGCAAAGCACGTCGATCACTTCAAGCTCTAACGCCGCGACGATTGATCTCGAGGATGGCACATTCTTCGAGCATGACCTGACCGAGAACGTCACCTATACGTTCAGCAATCCAGGGGCATCCGGCACGGCTTCCGGTTTCGTTCTGAAAGTTATCCAGGGCAGTACAGCCAGGACGATTACCTGGCCCAGCTCAGTCGATTGGCCTGGCGGCACTGCTCCGACACTAAGCACCGGGAACGATAACGTCGACGTTTTCGTTTTCTTCACGATTGACAACGGAACGACTTACTACGGATTCACCGCTGGGCAGGCGATGGCATGACGATCTCGAAGAAAATAATCCAAGCCGCCGCTGGCAATGCTGGTGAGGCTGTTTACGTTGACGATGTGTTTTCAACGTATTTGTATGCAGGGAATAATTCGACCAATCAGATTGATAACGGGATTGATCTTGATGGCGAGGGTGGCTTAGTTTGGCTGAAAAAGCGAAGCTCAGGTTCTACCGGGGCCAGCCATTCGCTAATAGATACCGAAAGAGGCAGATTAGTAAGGATTAAATCTGATAGTAATGCCGCTGAAGTATCTTTTGACCAGCTTGACAGTTTTAACTCTGACGGGTTTACGCTTTCCGGTAGCGGAGAAAAAGCAAACTTATCTGGCAAGGATTACGTTTCTTGGACATTCCGCAAGCAACCGGGGTTCTTTGATGTTGTAACGTATACGGGGGATGACACTGCTGGACGTACTGTAAGCCATAACCTTGGA